CCTTTCCCAGGGCGTAAGTAGGCCGCCCACCGCGGCGTCGCCGCTCGCGGAAGCCGGGACGGGGGTTGAAAGTTGCCCGCCCCGGCCTGTCGAGGCCTCGGGCGAGAGCGCTCCCTGTTCGGGCACCGCAAAAGCGGAAGCCGGGACGGGGGTTGAAATTTGTTGCTTGCGGGGGCGGCCGCCGAGAGCTCCGTACTTGCCGTATTTGTCGCGGTTGCCGCGAATCCGGCCGAGCGTCGAGGCCACCATCTCCGCGCCGAACGAGGATCCCTCCGGGTCTCTGTTCTCCATGTCGTCCATCGACTGCTTCACGTCCGCGACGATTGCCGCGTCGTCCAGCTTGCGGAAATGCCGGATGAAATCCTCGAAGTACAGCTGCGCCCAGAACGAGTTTCTCATTTTTTCACGACCCGAGAATGCTCGTGTTCGATCGCAAGCGATATTGTCTCCGCCTGGGAGACGGATACGCCCATCTTGTCGCTGTATGCGCGCCGAAGTTCCGCCAGGCGCTCTTCCGAGCGTCGGAGAATCGGCTTTGTCACAAATTTTTCGTCCATCGTTCCTCGCATTCGTTTTGCGATTTTTATCGTTTTCTTTACGAAGAATAAATAAATGTTTTGTGAAAGTCAAGCCTTTTTCGCATTTTTTTTGCGATTTTTTTTTTAGAAGGGAAATCCGTTGATATATTTCGTGAAAAAGAGGAGTTGCCTATGGATTTCATCGATTCGCTGAGACGTCTTGCCGACCGCATTCCCGCTCTGAAGGATTCCGTCCTGACCGAGGAGGCGACAAAGAACGCGTTCATCTACCCGTTCATCCGGGCGCTCGGATACGACCTGTATGACCCTCTCGAAGTCGTTCCGGAAATGACCTGCGACTACGGGACTAAAAAGGGCGAGAAAATCGACATCGCCATCAAGATTGACGGAAAGCCGCAAATACTCATAGAATGCAAGCACTGGAAGGACGACCTCGGGAAGCATTCCGGGCAGCTGTTCCGGTATTTCGGCGTTTCCGACGCAAAGATTGGAATACTGACGAACGGCGTCAGGTATCGGTTCTACACCGATATCGACGAAAGCAACAAGATGGACGCGGACCCGTTCCTCGAGCTCGATCTGGAGAAGATTGACCCGCAGGCAGTCGAACAGGTGAAGAAGTTCTCGAAGGGCTCGTTTTCCGTCGAGGAAATCGGCAAGTCTGCCGCCAGTCTCAAGTATGCCGCCGACATTGAGCGCGCCCTCCGGAACGAGCTGGAAAATCCTGGACAGGACTTTGTCAAGCTTCTTGCGAAAAAGTCCTACAGGGGGCCAATAAGCCAGCAACTTCTCGACAGGTTCACCGGGTTCGCGAAGGCTGCGGCCATCCGAATCATCGACGGCGAGATTGCCGCGCGTCTGAGCTCGGCGATGCAGAAGAACGACGGGGCCACCGTTCCGGAAAAGCCCGAATCCAGAATCGTCACCACCGAGGAAGAGCTGGAAGGATTCAGGATAGTCCGTTCCATCGCGAGCGAGGCCGTAGACGCTTCCCGCGTGACGATGAGGGACACGGTGAGCTACTGCGGCATCCTTCTCGACGACAGCATCAGGAAGCAGGTATGCCGGCTGCATTTCAACACCGCTAACAAAAGGGTAGCGTTCCTTCTTCCGGACGGCGAATGGGAATTTTCCCCCGTCCAGTCCGTGGAGGACATCTACTCCCTGAAATCCAGGATCCTCGACGTGGTGAGGGCCGTCGCCGGAGGAAGCAAGTAACGCCGCCACAAGCAAGGAGGGACAAATGCCTTCATTCGAAAAATTTCTTCTTCGGACTGGCCGGAGCAAGGCCGACCTTCTCCGTGTCCTCGGCCTGGACCCGAGATCCAGCCTGATAGCCGCATATGTTTCCGGGCGCTCGATGCCGTCGTACGAGATGTGCGTCAAGCTGCTGAACGCCGGAATGTCCATCGAGGAGCTCTTCGGCAAGGAAATCTGGGAATCGGCCAAGACCCAGGCCCTCATGGAGACCGGGAGTCTTGACCGTCTTTCCGATGCCCAGTGCCGCCGGATTGTCGAGATTGGGCTTGCCGCGATTCGCAAGGACGGCGGGACGGACTAGCGCGCAAGGCTTCCAGTCCGCGGACGACGATGCGCCTGCAGCTTTCTTCGAGTTCGGTCATTTTTTTTACCCTTTGGGTTTTTGAATAACCCGTCGGGTTATTTCGGAAACCCTATTATAAATAGAAGTACAAATAAAAGAAGTACGTACTCCTTAATTTGAATACTCTTCCTTAAACAAGGAGTACTGTATTTTGGGGGTACGGGGGCCTTTTAGCGTCCTTCGCGTTCCCTCCGGATGGCCTCCAGCGTGGCCAGGTAGTGCCGCAGCCCGCTCTTCGGGATGCGCCACTGTCCGTTCGATTTCCTGCTGGGCTTGATGCCCTCTATCAGCCCCTCCCGCAGGAACCTCCGTATCGTCTTTGCCGTATATCCGCTCGCCATCGCGAGCTCCTTGGGCGCAAGGTACACCTGTTCCGTTTCGCTGACCGTCTTTTCCATGTTCTCCGTATGGGGCTTGTGTGTCATTTGCATCTCCTGCCGTGACCCGCCGCGGACATTCGCGGTCGGACAGGGCGTTTTTTAAACCTACAACCCTGGCGCGAAAAATGTTAGGCCCAGGATGGACCTCGTTGTCCCGCGATATCCCGGACGCGAAAATTCCGCATAGATGCGCATATATTCTCAGAGGGCCAGGCACCGTCGCCTGGCCGGAAAAGAAGGAGGGGCCTATGGCCACCTATACGGAAAACAGCGACACCTACGCGTCGAAGGGCGTGGGGAACGCCGGGCTCGCGCTCGGCATCATCGGGACCTCGCTCGCGTCGGGCATCCTGAACGGGAACGGGCTCGGCTCGGGCCTGCTCGGAGGAGGCGGAAACCGAGCGGCGCTCGCGGCGAACGACGCCGTGACGCTCGCCATGGCGCAGAAGGACGCGGAAATTGCGCAGCTCAAGGCGGACAAGGCGACCGACGCGAAGCTGGTCGAGGTCTACAAGGACCTCCGCGCGCTCGACAAGGCGCAGGACTCCGCCATCTCGAACCTCAAGGACCGCGTGGCGGCCATCGAGACCGCGGCCCCGCTCCGCGAGCAGCTCGTCCTCGGGCAGGTGCAGTCGGTGGCGCAGTCCGTCGCCTCCGCGAACGCGCAGGTCCAGTCGCAAATCGCCGTCATCCAGGCGTCGCTCGCGGGAATCACGAAGACAATCGTCCCGGCAACGGCGGTATGCCCGCAGCCGATGCCCCAGTTCAACTCCTGGACGGCCCCGACGGCGTCCAGCTCGACCTAGGAGGCCGACATGGTTCCATTCGAAACGGCGGCCGCCGGTCTCTTCTCGTTCGTTTCCGGCGATGTCATTCCGTCGATGCCGAACGGGGCGAGAAAGTTCGCCGCCTACATGGCCCTCGGGGCGCTGCGGCAGGACCCCGAGTCCGCGCTTGCTCCGTACGCTTCGTTCCTGAAGATGTCCGGCATCCTTTCCGCTGACGGCAGTGAGGTGGACGAGGCCAGGCTGGAGACCGCCCTCGCCGAGGCCTTCTCGAACATGCCCAGCGTCGAGTTCCTCGGCTTCGCCTTCAACGAGCAGGACGCCGCGCGCCTCGTGCGCAGGGTGGCCAAGGGAGGCTGACATGGAGGAACTTGTCGAGTTCGCCGAGAAGGCCTTCGAGGCCAGGCTGGACGGAATCCGCCAGGAATCCGCCCGCAACGGGGGCGAGTTCTCCTGCCGGGACCAGCTGGAGGAGACGCTGTCGTGTCTTCGCGGCATCAAGGCGGCCTGCCGCATCCGCGAGATGCGCGGTTCGCCGTCTGTCGCGAGACGGCAGTGAGGAACGAGGCCCGGAGGGATTCCTTCCGGGCCTTTCCCGTGTCGCCCGGACGGGCGCATCTCCGAAACAGCGTGAAAATGGCGTGAAAATGGCTTTTTAAGGCGTATTTCGATTCCGGGCGAAGAAACCCTTGTCCCGCTTCGAAAAGCGCCTAGAAGCGCCGTTTCCGTCGAATTGCGGAGACGTCTTTTCGACTGTCTTTTATCTGTCGCAGAAACCGCCAAGGGATCTTTTAAGCTAGATTGTCCCTACCCACAGCCATAGGAGGTCAAAATGGGCAAGATAATTTCCGCAACAGCAATCGCCCTGTTCGCGTGTTTCGTCGGATCGTTCTGGGTCATCGACTGGATGGATGACAAGGAACGTGCAAAACAGTCCGAGGAACAGGCCAGAACGCGTCAAGCGCTACAGTCCTCGTCCAAGCCGAAGCCGGGAAAAAAAGCGTACACCGAGGAGGATGCGCTCGGGGAACTCGCCTGGTTCGACAAAAAACTTTCCGAAATGCTGAAGAATGGCAATCCCGGATACGCTGACGCCAAGAAATACGCGTCATTCTTTGCGACGTTTCCGACTGAAGTCGCGGAAATAGTCGTCAAGATGCGCGCGGAAAAGGTCGAAGCTGAGGCACGAAAGCTGCTGGCACGACTTCCGAAAGTCCAGACGGCGGTCTTTCCTCGGATACGCAGGGCGTGGGTTTCCGCGACGGCCTACGACATGATGGACCGCGACGTGACGGTCAAATGCCGTGGAAACGGCTGCTCCGGTGTCCAGTTTTCCGGCTACCGATACTCGCTCCAGTCTCGCATCAAGGGCGACTACGAGGCGTTCCTGCCCGAATTCGAGAAATACCGGTTCAGGAAGGCCGTCTTCGAGGCTTTCGGGAACGGGATAAGCTGGGACCTGCGAGACCATCTCAAGGACCGCGACATCGCCGAATAGGTAAAATCGCCCAATCTGCCTAACAAAGTAATCCGTGCAAACGCGACCCCCCGGAAGGCCGCGCCCGTCCGCTTGCGCCAAGGCGGAAACGCGTCTATTTTGACTACATGCAGAACAGGACGCTTTACTGTATCGTCGCCGACCCGGCAGAAGCGAGACGCGCAAGGCCGGACATCGGGTACTACTCGCCGAAGGAGCTTGCCTACAAGGAAGGCGTCTCCACGACTTCCGTCTATTCGTGGATTCGGAGCGGACTCCCGGTCATGCGACAGGGGGACAAGGGGAACATCCGCATCTACTACCAGGACTACATCCGATGGATGATAGACTGCGCGACGAAGGACCGCTCCGAGCGCGACATCCCTCCGTGGGCGTACATGTTCGTGAAGAGCGCCACGCCAAGAACTCCGCGCGCATGCAAGATGCCGGAGCAGATGTCGCTGTTGTGAGCCGGATCGAGAAAAACAAGGCGCATTGCGAGAGACGAAAGCCGGGAAATCGATCTGTTCGCGTGAAAAAGGAGTCCAATCCATGGAAAGCCAGTCAAGATACAACGTCCAGAACCTGAAGTCGTTCACGAAGGACGACCCCGAAAGAGCCGCGACCATGCAGGCCAGGGCCATCGAGAAGCGGAAGCTCAACCAGAAGAGACGGAGCCTGGTCATCGAGTGCGGGAGGGACATCCTAAACTCGAAGATGGACGTCCCCGACAGGATGAAGGCGGCGGCCAAGGTCGTCGGATACAGGCTCGGGCGAAAGGCCACGTTCGGCGAGGTGGCGTTCCTTACCATCATCCAGAAAGCGCTGAAGGAGGGGAACTACAAGGCGTTCATCGAGATGTGCCGGCTTTCCGGGATGCACTTCGACCAGTCGCCCGAGGCGCTAGGCGGAGAGAGGAACCCCATAAACGTCCAGCAGAACACGACCATATCGCCGGAAAACGTGAAGCGAATCAGCGAGGCGCTGGAGGGCGGTTGCTAGATCTTGACTTCGAGAACGGACTGGACCCGGAGGTCCGTGCCGTGCTCACGTCGAAGCTGCTGACCGACTTCGAGTTCTTCGCCCGGTTTTTCTTCTTCCAGGTTTTCCGGCGGAAATTCGTCATGGCCCCACACCTGCATCGCATCTGCGAGAAGATGAAGGAGGTGGCCGCGGAAGAATGCACCCGCCTGGTAATCAACATCCCGCCAAGATACGGCAAGAGCCAGCTCGCCGTCAAGCTGTTCATCGCCTGGTGCCTGGCCAACAGCCCGTCGGCGAAGTTCATGCACCTCTCGTTCGCGGATTCGCTGGTCAAGGACAACTCGGACGCAATCCGCGACATTCTCAAGTGCCCGGCCTTCGCGTACCTGTTCCCGGAATGCGCCATATCGCCAAAGACGGACTCGAAGGAGAAGTGGTACACGGAGCGCGGAGGGGGGCTATACGCCGTTTCCACGGGTTCGCCGATTACGGGCTTCGGTGCGGGCGACTTCGGGAACCGCATCTACTCGGGGACGGGAAGTCCGGCGGACGGCTTCGGAGGCTGCATCATCATCGACGACCCGCTCAAGGCGGGCGACTGCAACTCCGAGACGATGCGTGAACGGGTGAACGCGCGCTACATGAACACCATCCAGTCCCGCGTGAACAACCCGGGAAAGACGCCCGTCGTAGTCATCATGCAGCGCCTTCACGACCGCGACCTGGCGGGCTTCCTGCTCGACGGCGGATCCGGCGAGAAATGGGAACAGCTTTCCATCCCGGTCGAGAACCCGGACGGTTCGCCTCTTTGGCCGCAGAAACACACGAAGGAAATGCTGGAACGGCTGAAGGCGGCGGATCCGGAAACCTACGCGGCGCAATACATGCAGTCGCCGATGGTCGCAACGGGAAACATTTTCCGGCGCGAATGGTTCCGCTTTTACGATTCCGCGACCCTGCCAGCCCGGTTCGACCGGAAGTTTCAGTCCTGGGACTTCACCTTCAAGGCTTCGGCCCACTCGGACAACGTGTGCGGACAGCTCTGGGGAAAGAAGGGACCGGACTTCTACCTGCTTGACTGCGTGTGCGACAGGATGTCCTTCGTCGAATCGCTACGGGCGATGCTGCTGATGACCGAAAGATGCCCGGACGCCGTCGCGAAATACGTCGAGGCAAAGGCGAACGGCGAGGCGGTCATGGACATGGTCCGGCAGAAGGTCTCCGGGGTCATCCCGGTTAACCCTACAGAATCCAAGGTTGCCCGCGCGCACGCGGTGAGTCCCCTCTTCCTGGCGGGGAACGTCCATGTCCCGAAGGACGCCCCGTGGACCTACGACTACATCGACGAGCTGACGAAGTTTCCGAACGCAGCGCACGACGACCGGGTGGACGCCACCACGCAGGCGCTCTCGCAGACGATGACGGAAGTATCTCTGTGGGACGTCCTCTAAATTCGCAATGATTTTACCGGATTCGCGAAAGGGCGAACACCGAGACTAGGTTTATCGCATGAACATGTTCGAGACAGACGGCGCATACGCCAATTTGGTGACGGGCCTCGGAGACGCCCGCATGGACAAGGACGAGCACACCCGGATCCTTTCGGGGGTCTTCCGGCCGGACTACGACAGCCTCGCGGCCCAGTACGTGAAGGACGGCGTGGTGAAGAACATCGCGAAGGGACCCGCCGTGAAGGCGCTCAAGAACCCCATCGTCATCAACGACGACAAGGACGACGCGACATTCAGGGCGATGTCGCGGCTCGGCTTCTTCAAGGCCTGCCGCGAGGCGGGGACCTGGTCGCGCCTCTTCGGAGGGGCGCTGGTCGTCTCGATTTTCGAGGGCGACGGAACGGCGGACCTCTCGAAGGAAGTCGCACCCAGGGAGAAGGTGGCCGGCTACCGCGTCTATACGCCGGGACGCATCAACCTGACGGAAGGAGACATCTCCGACGACCCGGAAAGCCGGTGGTTCGGGAAGGTAGAGGTCTTCCCGGTAGTCCTCCGGAACGGCAGGACGATGGACATTCACGCGTCCCGCTGCCACGTATTCCGCGGGGTCGAGACCCCGGACCTTCTGGATTCGGACATCGACACGTTCGTCTTCGGAGCGTCCGAGGTGGAAATGGCGAACATCGGCCTGAAGAAGCTGCCCGGCGCGTTCGGGGCGATTTCCAACATGCTCCAGGAAAACGGGCTCTCCGTGTTCTCGATGAACGGGTTCTCGGCGATGCTCGCGGCGGATGGCGGTCTACAGAAGGCGCGCGAGCGAATCTCGCTCACCAAGCTCGGGATGTCCACGATGCGGGCAGTCTTCCTCGACAAGGAGGACTCCTTCGACATGAAGTCGCACTCGATGGGCGACGTTCCGGAATCCATCAAGATGCTGATGGCCTACACCTCCGCGCTGACAGGAATCCCTGTCTCGATTCTCTTCGGCAACATGGTCTCGGGGCTTTCCTCGACGAACGACGGCGACATCCGCCAATACAACGACCTGGTCGAGCAGTGGCGCACAGAGTGCCTCTACGAGCCGATGGTCGAGATGATCACGGAATACCGGGAAAGGAACGAGGGGCGGAAGGGTACGCAGGACTTCCAGTTCGGGCCGCTGGACCAGCCGACAAGCAAGGAGAAGGCGGAACTGATGAAGGACAAGTCCGACTTCTGCCGCACGCTCTACGACATGGGCGCGATGACGCCCAAGGAAATCCGCGAGAACCTGGTCCTGAACGGAGGAACGAGCGAGGTCTCCGTCAAGGGCGAGACCGCGAAACCCCAGTCGCGGAATGAATAGAAAGAAAATTTGACACGGACCTCAAGGAGAACGAAAAATGACAAACTACATCACAGTCCTCGAGCACGAGCTCCAGCTCGTCGCGAACCGCGTCTAGAGGCTCAGGCAGGCCGTCGAGGAAGCCTACGCGAAGAAACACGATCTTTCGAACGGCGACCGGCAACTGATGCGGGAACGCCTCGAAGCCACCGAGCACCTCTACAAGATCATGCAGCGCCAGCTCATGCGCTTCATTGACGGAGAGGAAATGGTCGGGACGGAACGGTCGAAGGACGAAGTGGCCGGAGACAGGCTTCCGCCGTGCGGCGACATCGAAATTGCAAACGCCCCGGACGAATACGCACTCGCGCTCGAGGACTTCGAGATGCCAGGGGACATGGACGTCAGCCTGCTTGACATCATGGAGCCGCTTTCCTATTGGCGTGACTTTTCCAAAAAGAAGAAAAAGGAACTGAACGAAAGCGCAAGGAAATCTCTCGGGGAAATGCCAAAGCGCCTGAAGGAACTTACCGAAAAAGGCAAATAGCCGAACGACATTTTCTGTCATACGGAGACCGCCCGGACCTTTTCGGGACGGTCTTTTTAGTCGTCCGAAAAGCAACTAAAAAGACTTCAAGAAAGGGCTTACTTTATGCCGGGTAAGTGGTACATTGTGGGAAACAAACGATAGGAGTGTAAAACATGCTAATCATCGAATCCGAAACCAAGACATACGCATTCCTCTCCGTTTCCTCCGTCGAGTGCGACGGCGAGAACGCGACATTCACGGTCCGGTCGGAAGGCCGGAACTACGTTTTCCGCGTCCCTATCGACGGTACGAAAGGCGAGACCATTGTGCGGATTCTTGTCGGCAAGGACGGCAATACGGAAATCCCCGTCGTCCCGGAGGGTGGCCGTCCGAGACGCGGCAAGCTTTCGGAGGACGAATACGAGACGAAAGTGGGAGCGTTCGAGGAACGCGTGTGGGACCTCTACCGGGGACTTCCCGCTACAATCGCCCTGGGGGTCGGATGCTGAAGCGAGGATTCTCGATGGCGATATTCGACCGCGACGGCGCCTGCGTTGGCGCCACGCGGATGGCGACCAGGCGGGAAGGCGACCGCAGGCTGGCAGGCTGGCTGAGGAAGGCCGCCGCAAAGCGCCTGCCGGAAAGAGCCCCGTTCACGGTAGAGATCAGGAAATAGGCATAGACAAGGAGAACGACGATGAAGACACAGATACGGGAACTGGTCAACGGTGCGAAGCGCGTCATCCGCGACGCGAGACACCCGAAATACGCGAACGCGGCACGCGCGACCTCGCACGACGGATACGCCGGAACGGACCGGAAGACGCGCGAGGAAGTCGCCGGGCGCGTGTTCGCCGAGAACGGCGGGACGATGCGCGTGGCAGTCCGCGGCGTGCACCTCGAGCTGAAACGGGAAACGTCGAGTTCCGGAAAGACATCGCGCTATTCCGCCGAAATCTCTCTCGGGCAGGCGAACGCCATCTGCGGATTCGCAAAAGGGACCGCATGGTTCCTTCGCGGCGATGGGCGCTGGGAATTCGCCATCCACGGCGACTGCACCTGCAGCGTGAACTCGTGGTCGCGCGGGACGCCGGGAAGCGAGTGGAAGGAAAGGCTCTCGTTCGACATCGGCGAGGAATTCGTCGCCATTCTCGGGGAGGGAGAATGAATCCGCAAGCCTATAATTCGACAATCCGCCGGCAATGCGCCATCTGCGGGCGGAATCTCGACGGGTTCGGCAACAACGCCGAGCCGGTGGCCGATGGGCGCTGCTGCGACGAGTGCTACCGGCAGCGGGTAATCCCGGCGAGGATGCTCGATCTCCTCGGATGGAGCCAGTCCGCGTTCTGACCGAATTCGTAAATATTTTTTTTGAAAGAGGCGGGATTTCCGCCAGAACTACTTTATGCGAAAAAGGAAAGTCCAATGGAAATATCCGAAATACGGGCGAAATACGCGATCGACGACGCGACCATGCTAGCGCGCATCAAAAAGGTGATGAACTACCCGCACCTGCTGGACCAGCTCGTCGCGGAAATCAAGCGGAAGGGCATCAGACTCACTGCCGAGGAACGCGACCTGATAAACTCCAAAATCAAAGAGCGGAACGACAAGATTGACGCAAGTCGAAGCCGGATGGCGAAACGAATGAGCAAGTCCCCGGGCGGATGGATCGTTTAACAGCTTTCGCGGACGGTCTGCGACAGGTCATGTTGGGGTCGGTTTCGATGACCCGAAAAACGTCCCGACTCCGAACCCATCCCAGGATACAAAAAACGACAAAGCCAAAATTTTGGCAGAACTTAAAAAGAGCCTCACTATGACTGGAGTTCACTGCAAGGCAAGGACGAAAGATTGGACGTACGGACAGAATGTTGTCCCGGCTGGAACTTATTACCCCAACAGCGAGAAGAATCTAGGAACAGTTCAAATTTTTTGATATTCGCAAGAATTTTACCGAAGCGCGGGACGCGGCGTCCTGCGCTTTATTTTTTCCAGAAATGGCACAAAAAAGGACAAGGAACCGGTCGCGGGCAAGGAGGAACAAGTCGCAAGGTGGGCCGAAACGGGCCGCGTCGGCAATCATGAAGTTCGTCTTCAAGCTTGGCTCATTCCGTGACAACCTGGACGGCGTTTCCGGCGGGGGCGTTTCCGTCGGATGGGTTGACGGTGCCAAAGAAAAGCCAAGGTCAATACCTAAAAAAATCAAGAAGGGCAAGGCCAAGGGGAAAATGTCGCACGTCAAGTACGGCCCAGAATTTTCCGGGCCGATGCAGGAGGCGCCGTCGCTTGCATTGATAGCCAGAACGCTATGCTACGGACGCGCCAAGGGAACGAACCGCTTCGGACACGAATACCCGGCAATCCCGCCGAGGAACTTCGTCCGGAACCTGCAGGACAAGCATTTTCTGAAGCCCGTCTTCGGAACGTTTCGGAAAGAGATTCTTGCCGGGTTCGGAAAGGCTGGCCACGTTGACCGTGCCGCGCTTCTGGAAAAGGCCGGAGTCCTGGCGAAGGGAGCCGTACAGCGTTCTATGCGAGACTCGAACAGCTATGCGGCGAACGCTCCGTCAACCATCGCCCGAAAGGGGTCGGCGAGACCGTTAATCGATACCGGCAACCTTATCCGTTCAGTCGATTTCGAAGTCAAGAAGTGAGAAATAAATGGCATATCCCGAATTTGTCGCCGAGCTCAAGCGGCTGAAGCTGAAGAAGAACGCCAAGCGGCACAGGATGGCCCCGAACAGGTTCTATCCTCATTCCGTGGAGCTTCAGACGGTCGAACTCATCCGCAAGGAGTTAGAAACGTTCTCGGAAAAGCTCCGGGTCGCGGCCATGGCCGGATATACGCTCGACGGCGTGGATGACGTCACCGCGATTTCCGCGTCGCTCGGAGACGACTTCCGAGCCGAGGTTTCCGCTTTGGCGGAAAAGGTGCTGAACTTCAACGTGACCGCGTTCGCGGAGTTTTCCGACCTCGCCGTCGGCGAGCGATATTTCCCGAGCGACAGCAACCAGCAGGATGTAATCAACGCCTGGACGGGAAACTTCGTCGAGCTCTGCAAGTCCGCCAACGAGGAGATGAAGAAGAAGGTGGCGGGCCGCATCGCGGACGGGGTCCTGAACGGGACGAACATCCGCGACATCGAGAAGGACATCCGCAATACGTGCAGGACATTCACGGCCACGAAGGCGGAACTGATAGGGACGACCGAGGTCGGCAAGCTGAACACGGCCATCGCGCGCCGCCAGAGCGAGTCCGCAGGAATCGAATATTACGAGTGGGGAGCGGCCATGGACGGACGGACCCGCGAAAGCCACGCCGTCATGGACGGAAAAATCTGCAAGTGGGGCGACGACACGCACTATTACGCCTGGGAGGAAGACCCGTCCAAACCCGGGAGGCGAAAGCTCGTCCGGAAGGACCGGCCGAAGAACGCCTATATGGGCGCGCCCGGGACCGATTTCCGGTGCCGCTGCGTTGCGCTTCCCTATGTTCCGGAATTCGAGGACGATTACGAGGAAACCCGCGAAAAAGGCGAACAGCGAGGGGTCCTGCAGGGAAAGAACTCGAGCGCAGCGACCATGGAGCTTCTGAAGAAGTCGCTGGCGGAGCAGGCCGTCAATCGGCTGAACAGAAGCCTGAACAAGGCTCTCAAGCGAGCGAAGGGATTTGCCAGGGAACGCGGGGAGAAAAACGCTGAGTTCACGGAAGTGGAACCGTATATCTGGTCGGACGCAAGGCAGGCGAAGAAGGACAAGTCGTCGGATGAGCGGGTGCAGAAAGAAATGGAGATGGCCCGAATCGCGGTGAGGAACGGATACGCTGTCGTCCGGCTTTACGAAAATTCCGGCAGCAAGCGGAAAAACCCAGACTGCTGCATGGATGACCTAGTGACGGAAATGAAACGGTGCAAATTCGCGAAATTGGAAGCCCGACTTCGAGACGCCCTGGAACAAGCTCCAAATGCGTTTATTCAATTGGAGGAGGAAAAACAACGCTCGGAAATATTGGACGGGCTAAAAAAGGCCAAGAAAAACATAGAAAAGGACGCCGAAGACTTGGCCAAGAACAAGGACCGGTTCCGGAAAATTCGCAGGAACCTCTATTCTGCAGAGGTTTTCGTCGCTTCGGGCAATCGGTTCGTTCGCATAAAATTATCCCGTTTAAAATAAAAAGGACGGATTTTAAGGTGGAAATCCGTCCGAAACCAGGCCGCCCGTCCGCATTCGAAGATTTCTCTTCGAGGATCGGCTTCATAAAATTCCCTTGCGGGCTTATGCGTCGCAGTCCCACCTAAGGAACCACTCCAACCATTAAAATAAACAAAACGTACCAAATTGTCAAGGGCTTTTTTTTTTAAGGAAGTGAAATTTGCAAGTTTTTTTTTTTGAGCACCCCCGCGCAATTTCGGGCCTATCTTTACACGAAACAAAGGAGCTGACAATGGACATCGAATCAATCAAGGCGAAATACCTCGCGAACGACGACAACGTGTCGGAACAACTTAACGAGTGGTTCCACAAAAGGCTATACGGGAAGATGAACAAGAACCGAAGAAAGGAAAGTTCATTCAATATATACCTGAACAACGCTGGCAAAAACCTCGGACCATACATTGAGCTCTTCAAGCTCGACGGGGGCTTTCGAAGCGGAAACCGGGCTACTATTGGAATCAAGTGGAATGGGTCTGGCAAGGTCATGCGCATCCCGGAAATACAGCAATTCATCAAAAAATTGCAAGAGGCTATCAAAGTAATCCAGAACGCACCAGCGCCTGCCCTTCGCGACAAAGAAATGGACTAGAAGTTGTAAAGCGTCTCAATTCGCCTGACCAAGAACGAAAAGTCTGAAAACCTTTTGACCGAATACATCAGGAACGCGAACAGCGTGCTCGGCAGGGGCATCAGCATTTATGGGCTTGGCGGCAAATCTCTCGGAGTCAACTGGGCCACGCTCGGCATTGTTGGCGTTCCGGAGTCGCAGCTCTTCATCAAAAAGCTGCAGCAGGCCATCAAGGTCATCCAGAACGCGCCGAAAGCACCGACCCGCGGATAGTCCGATTCGCAAGAATTTTCCCGTACCCGCTCGCAGCAACACACTGTGGGTATCTTTTTTAGCCTGAACGCAAAGGAGACAACCATGCAAATAGACAGGCTTAGAGAGCGATACCTCGTGGACGCGACCGAGACGGTCACCAGATCCGAGTTCTACCGGGAACAGGGAAAGTCCGACGACGAAATTCGAAAGATCTGGAAGAGACTGACCGGCGGAATGATCCCGTACGACGCCTGGTTGAAGGTGAAGACGAAAAAGATGAAGAAGACGGAAGACGTCGGATGGAAGAAGCCGACGGCAATCCAGCTGGCAAAGCAGAGAAGCCGCGAGAACGTGGCCAGGGCAATGGAGGAATACCGAAACATGACGCCCGAGCAGAAGCGAAAGCACGATGCCGCCATGCAGAACAAGCGCGATGCTTATCGCGCGAACGTGATGCGCCTGTTCTCGAAAACTCACTGAGAAGGAGATGAAAATGGAAACGACAAAAATAGGCAAGATTGCCGACATCCGGCGCAAGTACCTGGGGAACGATTCCCTGCAGGTGGTCTTTGACGTGGAAGCGACTCGGGAAGCCGTCCGCTCGCTCCTCTTCCGCGCCCAGCTGAGCGCAAGGGAAGCGCAGAAGGACGACAGCTACCTGCCGAAGGACTGGAAGCGGGACATCATCCGCTCCGTATCCGAGCAGGAACGACAGCTGAAGCTCGTGCAGGGCTTCGTCGACGAACTGACCGGGATGCTCGCGAAGGCGCGCGAGGCGGCGAAGTAATGGCCACCGTGGCGAAGACGGTGGCGAAGGTCGCGAAGAACGTCGCCGCGACGGCAGCCGTGGAGGCCATCCGGAAGAAATACGGGAAGCCTGCCAGCGAGCCGAAGCCGGACGAAGGAAGGCAGGAGACCGCCGCGCTGGTCGAAAAGCTCGAACAGGCAAGCCGAAACCTTTCCTTCGCGGTGGCTGGCCTCGTCGCGCGAGCTTCCAAGGGCGGCGTCCCGAACGCGGAAATCGCCAGGCTGACCGGCGCGATAGGATCGCTCGCGAAAGGCGTGAAGTGAACCATGGATACCGATTCTTGAATCCGTCCGCTATCCAATTCGTAAGAATTTGACGATTCGGGCTATCCGGAAAACAAATCGTCTACATTGGGAAACCAGAGGAAACAGAATGTTCCAACAGGACTATCAGAAATTCTCGCCTTCCGTCTTCCACAAGACGCCGGAAGGCTACCTGACGGGAAGGCTCTGCGTCACGGGCGCGGGCGTCTTCCGCTACCTCGGCGACGACCGCAAGTTCGTCGGGCGCCTCCGTTCCGTGGACGAGGTGAAGAAGGCGACGGACTCCATCAACTGCAAGCCGGTGACGCTTCGACACCCGAGCACTCCGGTCACGCTCGACAACGTGGACCAGTTCCAGGTCGGCATGAGCGCGAACGACGCGAGCTTCGACGGTTTGAACAACTGGGTGACGGTCACGGTCACCAACAAGGACGCCGTGGAGGCCATCGAAAGGGGCGAAGTCAAGGCCATCTCGATGGGATACCGATGCGACGTCGTGGACAACGCGGGAGTCTGGCAGGGATCGAAACACGAGCAGGAGCAGAAGGACATGGTCTACAACCACATCGCGCTCGTCCGCGAAGGACGGGCAGGAGACCAGGTCCGGTTCATGGTCGGCGATTCCGCCGAGGCCGAGGACCTGTTCGACATCGCGCCGGAAACGGAACCCGGACGCGATAAAGGACAGGAGGACGGCAAGGAACCGACCGCAAGGACCGTCGTGGTCAACGACGGGGACAGAAACTATCACAAACAAAAGGAGCAATCCATGAAGACAATCCAGCTCGACGGCGTTGACTACCAGGCCGACGAAAAGGTTATCGAGGCTCTGCAGGCGGCCCAGGAGGACGCCTCCACGAAGCTCGAAGAGATTCACACCGTGCTCGCCGCCAACGACGAGCTCGAACGCCAGGTCGCCGACCTGCAGGGACAGCTCGACGAGGCGAAGGCCGAAATCGACGAGAGCCTGATCGACGAGGCGGTGAGCGCGAAGCTCGCCATTCTCGACACGGCTCGCGCCGCGGGCATCGAATGCTCCGCGTCCGACGACGTCTCCGAGCTGAAGCGCCAGGTCATCCGGGCGGCGTTCGACAACATCGAGCTCGACTCCATCGAGGAAGAATCCGCCATCAACGCGCTCTACCTCTCCGCGAGCAAGGTCATCGCCGACGCCGCCGACAGGCCGGAAGAAGGCAAGCGTGTCTCCGCGGCGGCCCAGCTCGACGGGGCGCGCAGCACGCGCGACGGGGCGGAAGAACAGAACGACAGCGCCGAGGACCAGCTCTGGAAGAAGCTCTACAAGATGTCCAACGGACTTGACAAGAAGGAGGCCTAGTCATGGCATTTGAAGCGAACGAATATGGCCGCAGCATCGCGGCACCCGGCCTGGTCCTTCCGGACCAGCCCTACACCAGCGTCTCCCGCGTCGCGGCGGAAGCGTTCGAAACCGAGGGCGGCTTCCCGGTCTTCGCCAAGAAGGGCGAGGACGCGAAGTGTTACGCCGCAAGCCCGGCATCGGACGGCTACTTCCTCGGCATCGGCCAGCGCATCGTGACCCGTGACGAATACCCGGTCGGCGCGCCGATTTCCGTCGTCGTTACCGGCATGGTCTGGGTCAAGGTCGGCGGCGACGTCCAGTCCGGCGACGGAGTCTCGGTCAACGCAACCGGCGAATTCGTCAAGTCCGACTCCGGCACATCGGGGCTCACGGACGTGAGCAACGCAAAATTCATGACTTCCGCGACCAGCGGCTCCTATGCCGTCGTGGCGCTCAAGTAACAGGAGGAAACACAAATGTCAAGCATCATCGACCAGTTCGACGAAAACGCGCTGAACTCCATCCGTCGCGATTTCAACCAGATCGAGAAGGAAGCCTACGAGCTTCCGCGCGAAAAGCTCGACGCCATCATGTCCGCCCCGCTCAAGGGCGGCGTGAACAAGGGCGCTCAGACCTACACCATCAAGACCGTCTCGGAACTCGGCATGGCGAAGATCATCTCCGCCGACGCCAAGGAACTCCCGCCGGTCTCCCTGGCCTACAAGAAGCAGACCGTGGAAATCTACCCGGTCGGCGCTTCCTACAAGTTCACCCAGGAAGAGCTCGACTCCTGCGCGTACGCGGGAATCCCGCTCGAATCCGACGACGCCCGCACGGCGCGCCGCAAGATCGACGAGAAAATCGACGAAATCATCTACGTCGGAGACAAGGACTGGGGCATCCTCGGGCTTCTCAACAACCCGAACGTGACGACCACGGTCGCCGCCGACGGCGCTTCCAGTTCCAAGGCCTGGAAGGACAAGACGCTCGACGAAATCACCGCCGACATCCAGACGATGGTCGACGCCGTCTTCGCCGCCACGAAGGGAGCCCGCGGTGCCGGAACCGTCGAAGCCGACACCATCAAGATCCCGCGCGACGCCTACGTTTCGCTCACGAACCGCACCAAGGGCGTGGATTCCGACGTGACCTTCCTCAAGGCGCTGCAGGACCGCTTCGCACCGCAGGGCATCGTGAACTGGGAATGCTGCAACTCCGCGAAGGATGTCGGCACCGTTTCCGGCCAGAAGGCGGACCGCGCGCTCCTCTACAAGAAGGGCATCGAGAACGTGTTCTCCATCATCCCGGTGGCGTTCCGCGTCCTCCCGGCCCAGTACGTGGGCCTTTCCGTCATCTTCAACTGCATCGCCCGCACCGCGGGCTGCGTATGGCGCCGACCGACGACCGGCGTCTACATGGACGGAGTCTAGAAATCCCGTTCTCCTATGGGGTCGCCTCCGCTCCCGAGGCCCGAAAGGCGGAAAGGGGCGGGGGTTCCCCGTCGGAGCTTTTTTCAAGCACACAGAACCCAATCCATAGGAAGAAAAGAACATGAAAGTCGTAATCAACAAGACAGAACACGCCATCTACGCGAACGGGACGCTCCTTGTCCCGGGAACGAACCTCGTCGAGAAGTTCGACGAAGGCGCGGCGGACGCCAAGGCGTTCATCGAAGGCGACCAGCTTTCCGTCGGAGAATCGTCCAAGATGGACGAAAAGGCGAAGAAGGAAGCGGTGAAGAACGCAAACACCAGAGAAGTCGTAAAGGGTCTCAAGAAGACGTTCAAGGGCCTCGACACGACCGAGGCCGACGAGAAGCTCGACAAGTTCGAGGACCAGCTCAAGAAGGCCCAGTAAGGAATCCGTCGAATGGCAGCAACCCCCGAAGACATCGCGAAGGCGAAAGCGTTCATGGTCCCCGACATCGCGTCGAACGGCCGCGTGGACGTCTGGCTAGAGATGGCCGCGCTCCGCGCGGACAGGGGCTATTTCGGTGCGTCCTATCCGCTGGCGCTGTGCCATCTTGCCTCCCACATAGGGACGCTCGAAACGCGCGGAAACGGCGACGAGGTGGGCTCGCTCACCTCCAAGTCCGAGGGCGGGATTTCCGTATCCTACTCTCCCGCCGGGAGCGGAACAGACGACGACCTGCTGCAGACGATTCACGGTCGCCACTACCTGGACCTTCTCCATTCCAAAAGACCGCTTCCCGGCATTTCCGGGGAGTTCGGATTCCGGACGGGAGGCTTCTGATGGCAACCGTCTTCCGGAACATGAAGTTCAGGTACGCCGAACTTTCGGACGGCGCATACGACGAGTCGGGAAACTATCTCCACGGCTCGGAAATTTCCGTGCGCGACATACAGGGGACGCTGCAGAGCGCGACGTACAGGGAACGGATAGCCGCCATTACGGGCTCTCGCAACACGGGAAACATCGACGTGTATTCCTCGGAACGGCTGACCCCATCGACGAGGGGAGGAAACGACGGAGGCTACGTCAGGTTCGGAAGCCAGACATACCAGCTCGTCTCCGAGCAGGCGTATCCGCACCTTTCCGGCATAGGACACTACAAGTACGTGGCCGAGATGGTGCCTCCGGACGAGGTGCCGGAATCCGTCCGGGAGGCGCTCGAATGACGCGCTCGGACATTCTTTCAGTCTTCTGCCGTTTCATCAACGACAACGGCATCAAGGCGATCCAGGGACCGTCGGACAACCCGGCACCGAAGGGTCGCCATGTGGCCGTCGCGATGGGCGGCGTGCGACAGATCGGAGAGAAACTCGTTCCCGGACCGGCGAACGGGAAAGAGAAGTCGAAGGAATTCATGCAGGTCGCCACGGTCCAGCTTTACGAGGTGGAAGGCGACGGCGAGGCGCTCCGGAAAATCCGCAACCTGCTCCAGACGGACGAGTTCGACGAATTCGTCATGGATTCATTCCTGGAAGCTGCGGACGGCGGATTCTCCGTGTGGGACATTTCGGACATCACGGACAACTCGTCGCAGGACGGCGCGTTCTGGATCGAGCAAAGGACCATGACGGTGGACGTGCAGTTCTACGACCGCATAGCCCATACCGACGAGAACGCACCGCGGATGGCCAGCATCAGCGGAAAACTCAACGATACGGCCTTCAAGGCAGAGGTATAAAATGGACAGACTAATAGACGAAATCGTGAAGGTGCGCGTTTCCGACGCGGCGGCTTCCGCGACCGCGGCCCAGGTGAACACCGTCGCCGTCGTGGGAATCCCGACCAGGACGGGCACCGCCACCACCATCCAGTACAGCCAGGACAGCGTGAGGACGGCCTACGACGAAGGCTACGATTCCGCGCCGAAGACGGCGGACAAGAGCGGACTCTCGAAGATGTCCGAGGCGTTCTTCCTGGAAAGCAACCCGGGTCGCCTCGTCTGCATCCCGGTGACCGCGGAGCCGACCGGCGACGACATCGGCGGGACGCTCGACGACGCGCTGGAAGGCGGCAACGACTTCTACCACGTGATCGTCCGCTCCGATTCCAAGGACAAGGAGGCGGTCGTGGACCTTGTCGGCGCACTCCAGGACTGGTGCGACGCCAACTTCCGCCTCGCCCATCTCGAACTCACGGACCGCGCGACGGCCTCCTCGGCACTCGCCGAGCTCGCAAATGACGCGGCCAAGACGTTCGACCGGGTGGCCGTGTATTTCCACTCGGAGACGAACGGGCGCAGCCTCGCCGCGGCGCTTACGGCTAACCGGTGCGCTTCCGACCCTGCACGCGGGACATGGGCGCTCAAGTCGCTCTCTTCCGTTTCCGCGGACAGCTTCACGCTCGCGAACTTCAAGGACGCGCAGACGAAGAGCATGAACATCTACGCAGTCGCCGGCGGCGTCGCCAACACGTTCTGGGGCTCCACGGGAGCGCAGAGCGACACGGCGGACGGGGAGACCGCTCCCACACACTTCATCGACGAGCGAATCAAGAAGGACTGGCTCAAGTTCCGCACGCAGGAGAAGATCTTCGACCTGCTCCGCCAGGCGAACAACGGCGACGGTCTCGACTACGACGACGCTGGAATCGCGGGCGTCGAGGCGGCCATCACGAACCTGTTCTCGGAAGCCGCGGACAACGAGCACCGCTACGTGCTGGACGGATCCGTCGAGGTCTCCGTGCCGAAGTTCGACGACATCGACGAAAAGAACCGGAAAATCCGCAACCTTCCGAAGGTCAGCGTCCAGTTCGAGTTACTCGCAAGCATCCACACCGTCAAAACCGTGGAACTACAGGTCCTGGCGTAGGAAGGAGAGAAAGACATGGCAACAACAAAGACCTGGAACTACAAGAACCTCAAGATTTCGTTCAACGGGGCGGCCGTCACCGACCTCAACGGAGACGCCACCGTGACAGCCGACGGCGAGGCCTGGGAATTCGTCGAGGGGCAGAACGGATACGTCGAGCGCAACCTGCTCGACAACCACCTCGCGACGGTGACGCTGCCGATTCACGCGACAAGCCCTCAGCTGGACCTGTTCGCCATCGCGTCCCTTGCGGACCGAAAGACGAAGGCGGGACCGTTCCCGTTCGCGATGGTCGATACCGACCGGAACTACAAGCTCCTCGGCACGGCGACCGTCATGAGCATCGCCAAGCCGACAAGGACAAGGACCGCCCCGGCTCGCACAGTGACGCTCAAGGTCGTGCTCGAGGCCGAGTACGAAGGCGCATAGAGAGACGGCGACCTAATTCGTAAATATTTGGCGGTTTCCCGTCCGGGAGACCGCCTTTTCTCATATTTATGAATATCACAATCCGCATGGGAGAAGAAAAATGGAAAGCGAAGAAACGGCAAGAGCTCCGTTCATGGAAATCGATCACGAAGGGCACAGGTACCAGGTATATCCGGTGACGGGACGCGCCGCCTGCCACCTCGACAGGAAGGTCACGACGATCGCGGCCCAGTTCGCTGGTGCGCACGCGAGCAGGGAGGATTTCGTCCTACGCATCATGCGCTCCTTCTCGGACATGAGCGACGAGGAATTCGACGACCTGCTCGAGCGGACTCTGGCGAACGTGGTCCGCGTCGGGAAGGGCGACGCGGAAAAGAGCGTCCGGGTGACGAACGCAAACGTCTACGACCTTTTCCGAGGCGACCTGGACGGTCTGTACGGGTTCCTGCTGGAACTCTGGAGGGCCTACGAACTCACCCCTTTTGCGAAGACGAAAACCTCCGGCACTGGCGACTGAACGAGACGAATCCCGTCGTGCAGAAGATGCTCGAGGCGGACGAGGAAGATTCCGAAGGTCTCGGAGACGTTGGCTCGCTTTCGGAACGGATGGCGAGCGAGGCTTCCTTCTGGAAGCTCGTGTGCTGCCTGAGGCTCCCTCTCCGGGAAGTGGACTCGTGGACGCTCGGGGAAATGCGGATGGCCTCCGCTTTCCTCGAAATGCAGGGAGACTACAGGCGCGTATGGAGCCCTTACTACGAAACGAAGCGGGAACGGGAATCCGCAAGCGAGGCATAGATGGCAGGACTATCGGAAGAATTCAGGCTTGACTTCAAGTTCGGCGGGAACGCGGAGTTCCTGGCGAAGCTGGAGACGCTCATGGAGCGCGTGGACGCCCGCTTCGGGGCCGTCGAGAGCTCCATCTCCGACACCGCCGAGGCGACTAACGACATGAACGAGTCGATGAAGGGGCTGAACGACACGTTCAAGGACAGCCTCGACGGCATGAACTCGTTCCGGGAGCGCATCGGCGACATCGCGAAGTCGTTCCTTTCCATCTACGCCATAAGGAACGGACTCGAAAGGGTCTGGTCGTTCGGAAAGGAATCCATGGACATGGCGACCGACGACGAGCGCGCGGAAAACCAGCTGAAGGCCGTCCTCAAGAACCGGGGAACGCTCGAGAACTTCGGATCGATTCGGGAAAAGACGTTCGACATCATGAACCGCACCGTATATGACGACGGGGCGATGCTCAAGGGAGCTGGCGAACTCGCCACCTACGTGAACGGGACGGACTCCCTCAAGTCGATGATGGACATTCTCGCCGACTACGCGGCGGGCATGACCGGAGGAGGGGCGATATCCCCGGAACAGATGGAAAGCCTCGCCACTGGTCTCGGCATGGCTTACGACGGAAACTACATGGCCTTGCGCCGGAAAGGGTTCGACACGTCGAAGCTCGAGGCCCTGGACGCCATCGTCGAGAACAACGGGCGATGGACGGCCAAGGACAGGAAGAAATACGGTGACGCGCTAGGCGACGACGAAATCGCCGAAATCCGGAAGCTGGGCGGCGTCACGGAGCAGATGAAGGTGGACGCGCTCAAGGAATCGCTCGGCGACTGGAAGGGCCTGGCCGAGGAAGTGAACAAGCTGGACTCGTCGGCGCCGGTCAAGCTCAAGAACCGGATCGACCAGCTGCGCGGCGACCTGGGACAGTCGCTCTTCCCCGTTTACAACAAGCTTGTCGAAGCCATCGACAGGAACATGCCAAGAATCAAGGAATTCATCGACGGCCTAGGCTCCATGTTCGAGACGATGGCCGACACGCTGACGGCGAACATCGACAACCTGTTCTCCTTCGGCCAGTGGGTCGCGAGCGTCGTGCCGAAGATAGTGTCCTTCGGAGGCACACTGGCAAAGACGGTCGGCAAACTGGTCGACATGAAGTTCGCCTTCCAGATGCTGCTCGTCTACATGTCCGTGGAGAAGGTGCGAGAGTTCGCGAAGGCGTTCGACGAGGCATTCAACGGGAACGGCGACGCGGGAGGAATCCTCGGAGGATTGAACAGGTTCATCGAGGACATGAACGGCGACGAGGGGCTGACCGGCGCGTTCCGCAACCTGTCCAAGACGGCCGTCGGGACGGCCATCGCCGTCGGCGGAATCACATGGGGACTGCAGCAGATAATCGAACTGGTCGAGGCCGTCGGGCTGGTGTTCAAGGCTGAAAAGGAAAAGAAGCAGACAATGGAAGACGCGAAGGCGCGCTCGAACGCTAACGACCAGATGATCCAGGCCTACAGGGACTTCAAGGCGGGCAAGATTTCCGAGGCGGCATACAGGAAGAAGTTCGACGCCATCCAGGAAACGAGACTGACGAAGGACCAGTTCAAGGGTTCCATGTACGACATCTGGGCCACTCCCGTCAAGGAAGAGGCGAAGAAGGAAGGCAAGGGCGATACGAAAATGTACAACACGTTCCAGAACACGAACATCGAGCAGAACGTGACAGTCGCCGCGGACCTCCAGAAAATCGGCATCATGCTGAACCAGAGCATACGGGCCCTCATCGAGTCGCAGATGAAGCGCAACCAGGAAGTCGCCCTGGCGAGGGGGGTGTAAAATGATAGGATACGCAAGGAAGCTGGCCAGCTACTTCGACGGTTCAAAGCCGAAGACGGCGCAGACGATACCCGCGTCGCTCTTCTTCCGCAAGACGGAGACGATGGGAATCGCCGGACTGCCGTTTGACCTCTTCATTTCCGAAAAGCACGCGCTAACGTTCAAGGTCGGCGAGCATCCGCTCCAGAACGGGGCGACGGTCACGGACCACGTGCAGCGCGAACTCCAGGAAGTCTCCGTGGAGGGGATGTTCACGAACCATCCGCTGGGCGGAAAGACATCGACCGACAAGGTGAAGTTCGACAGGGACTACGCGACGCAGGACATCCAGCCCACGGTCGCCAACACGGCCCTGCAGAAGCTGGAAGCGCTGAGGGACCTCGCGAAGAAGAAGGAGCCGGTCCGCCTCGTCTGCTCGCTAGACATCTACCCGAAGATGGTCATCACCGGCATCGAATACGAGCGGGACAAGGACAGCGGGAACGCCATCCGGTTCTCGGTCACGCTGCGCGAGGTGAACATCGTGTCACTCAAGGCTAGCGTTTCCGACTACGTATGGGAACCGGATGACATGTCCACAGTGCTTGATAGAACCGTCGCCTCGAAGGCCAAGGCGGGAAAACGTTCCGCGGAGGAAATAGAGGTTGCGCAGATGAAAAAAATGATAAATGCGGAAACATTCGAGTAGCCTATGAAAGTCATTCCGTTTGACCCTTCCGTTTCAAGTATCCAGAGCTTCAATGTGAACCTGGGCGAACTTGTCTGCGATTTTCTCGTCTCCTGGAACCACCGGGACGGGCACTGGTATTCGGATTTCGTCACCTCCTACGGTGCGAACTACTCCGTGAAGTTTGTCGAAAACTCGCCTCTCTTGGGAAATGCAAACCGGACGACGCTTGCAGGCGATTTCCGAATCCTGAAGATGAACAGGCTTGCCGCTGACCGGATTGCCTACGACAATTTCGGCTCGGACTGGAAACTGGTTTACGGCACACCGGAAGAATGGGAGAAATTCGATGCCGCTGACTGACAAGGGCCTAGCGTTCAACCGGAAGACGGAACTCTACATAGGCATATTCAAGGACGATGCACAGGCGTCCAATTCCGGCTACCTGATAGACAATCTGCATTATGAATTCGAAATAACGCGCAGTACGGAGTTCTACAAGGACACGGCAACATTCACCGTCTATTCGCCCAACCGCGAAACGGCAGCGGAAATAATGGATTCCGGCTGCGCCGTTCTATTCAAGGCCGGTTACGACGGATTGATAGGGACTGTCTTTGTAGGGCAAATTGCGACGGCATACCCGGAAGACGAGGACCCGACAGCGCAGAAACTGGTAATTGTCTGCAATTCGCAGAGGGGGGCGCAATATCCGCTCCAGCGAACCGCCATAGTCCGATTATTCAAGGAAGGCGAATCCTACTACGACGTTCTCAAGGGAATCGCGGATTACGTAGGCGTTCCGCTTTCCGGGGCGGAAGTGCTCAAATCCATAAAGCTGGAAACCGGATATCTGGCCAACGGCCCGGTCCGAGACGAAGTGGAATTTTTTGTCGAAAAATTTCTCCGACCCATCGGAGGAAAGGTCATCATTTCAAACAACGAGATGATATACCTGGACAGGAACTACAATGCGGAATTCGAGACAGTCTTTCTCGACTATTCGACAGGGCTTGTATCGGCAAAGGCACGCCGCGACGAAAAGTACCAGTCGTCCGAAGACGCATTCTCGGAAAACATGGATTTCTATCTAGGTCTAAAAGAAATAGACGACCCGGAAGTACGGAAAAGGAAATCGCTGGAGCGGTCCGTCGAGCCTCTGAACGAGGTCGATTTCGAGTGCCTGATAAACCCGGGAATCCAGGTCGGATCGCCGATATACATCGACGCAAGAAAAAACGAAAACGATTCACTCTCCGTCCTGGGCAAGTTCTACGTCACCGAGCTTCACTACAACGGCGACAACTTCGGAGGAAACTTCTCGCTGACCGGGAAGGCGGTCGAGAAGAGGGTCTAGTTTTGCAACAATTTTCAAAAACAGGACCGGAACGGGCGCTTTTTATTCTTTTCCCGACAGAACGCCCGGTCGGCACGTAAAGAGGCCCCAGGGCCAACGGAAAGCGAAATGCGAAGCTTCGATGCGGAAAGCGTGGAAACGGTCATCCCCGGGACGATAACGGCGGTGAACGCGGACGGTACGGTAGATTGCCGCGCGGCAATCCGGAAGGTGCTCCGAAACGGCGTCTTCGACCTCGAGAACCCGTCGATTCCGGGAATCCCGCTGATGAAGGTCGGAGGAGGAAACGCCGAGTTCTCGTTCCCGGCGAAAGTCGGCGACGGCGTCCTGCTGGTCGCGTTTTCCAGGGATTCCACGAAATGGAAGAGCGAGGGCGGAGACGACGTAATCCCCTCCTCCTGCTCCGGATTCTCGCTGAACGACCTCGTTGCCGTCCCCATAGTCCGCGAGGCGGAGGAAGGGGCGGCCAAGGTCCGCGTGACGGAGGATGGCGACATCGTGCTCTCCCCAGCATCCGGCAGGAAGGTCGTCTCGGAGGCGGACCTGTGCGTCAAGGGCAAGGTGATGGCGACGGACGAGGTGAGCGCCAAGTGCACGGAAGCCGCCGGGACGTTCATCGACGCAACGGCAATCCACCTGTCCACGCATCTCCACTCGACTGCGGTCGGCCCATCATCTCCTCCGACGCCGGGAAGCTGATTTTTACAAGAATTTTCGCGAATCCGCAATCCCGAGCCCGCGCCGGCTATATTCGGAGCATGAACGGAAGGCTTCTCGACAGCGACAACGACATCCATGCCGAACCTAACGGCGACGGGACTTTCCGCGTCGCGCGCGCGACGACGTTCCGGGAAAGGACGATGCGACTCGTCGGCACGGTCCTGCGCACGTTCCAGGGCGAATGCTTCACGAACAGGGACGCTGGAATCCCGTGGTTCGACGACATCCTGGGAAACCAGGCGAACTTCGTCGACGAAATCGCGGCGGAACTGAAGGAAAAGATCCTGGAAGTCGATGGCGTGGAAGGCGTCGAGAGCGTTACCGTCAGGACATCGGGCCGGAACGTTTCCGGAACCTATTCGCTCCGCCTTTCCGACGGAAGCACAGAAAGCGGAGAATTCTAGATGGCGCAGCTATTCACATTCGACGACGGCGGAATCAAGTTCCTTGGCTTCCAGGAAATCCGCAAGGCCATCAAGGACGACTGGAAGGCGACCTTCGGGCAGGAAATAGACCTGTCGGAGACATCGCCCGACGGACACCACGTGGACCTGGAAGTCAAGACGATCGACAGCGTGACCCAGATGCTGAAGTCGGTAATTTCCAACATGAACCGGAGCACGGCTGCAGGCGAATACCTCGACTTTCTCGCCGCGTTCCTCGGACTGAAGAGGGGCGACGGGGAAACGGACGAATCGCTCCGGGCCAGAATGGACGCGGCGAACGTACAGGGACTCGCTACAGGCGACGGGATGCTCACGTACCTGCAGGACCGGGTTTCCCCCATGGTGGGTCTTTCCATCAACGACGAACCGACGGCGAACGACGACGGCATCCCAGGGCACTCGTTCCGGGTCACCGTCCCGACCGGATATTCTCACTCGGACGCGGACGGGAACGACGACACGGCGAACCACGTGGCGCAAGCCATCTGGGACTGCAAGCCGGCGGGGATACGGGCTTCCGGCAACCGTTCCGGAACCGCCACGGCGGCAAGCGGGCAGGAATTCACCGTGAGCTATTCCGTCCCGGAAACCGTCGCCATCCAGGTCTCTGTCGAGATATCCATCTACGGCGAGGAGGCCTATCCCGGCGACGACACCGTGAAGGAAAAGCTCCAGGCGTTCTCCAGGACCGAGTTCACGCCCGGCAAGGACGTGATTCCGTTCCGCCTCGGGGCCTCCCTTCTCGGAATTTCCGGAATCAAGGACGCCTCGGTGAAGGTTCGGAAGTCCACCGATTCCGACTGGACCTCCTCCCCCATTCCCATATCATCCGAGCAGACCGCGGTCATCCCTGACGAATCATACATCGAGGTGGCCTCCGCATGAGCGCGATGACCCCGACAGACCACTGGGAGGACACGGTCTCCCCCTGCATCCTCGAGCAATACAAGGGCTCGACAAGATGGCTCGGCCTACTCAAGGCGAGCATAGACAGGATGCAGGTCGTCGAGAACGACGGCATCGAGCTGTCCCAGGTTATCGACATTTCCGAGAAGCTGACCGGGGAAAGGCTCGACTACGTGGCGGGACTGATAAACGTCACCCGCAACGCCGGCGAGGACGACGACAGCCTCTGGGCGCGATTCGTCACGGCCTGTGGCTCGTACGACGCGGGAACTCCGGACGCGGTCATCGTGGACTCAATACGCCTTTCCGGGGACCCTTCGCCCTCGTACACGGACGAGTGCCCGGCGACCTTTTTCGTCTATACTCCGGGCGGCCGGCAGCTCCTGCGCTCGCAGGTGCGGAGGCTCGCCCCGGCGGGGGTGCTCGGGC